ATGACAAGCATGAATGAAAAAAACATACGTGAAAAGATCTAAACAAAAAAACTATAACTACTAAAATTATACAACTATGAATTACTTAAAAATTATACAAATGGAAAAAACATACGTGAAAGATATGTCTTTCGCTTACTTAATGGAACTATGGTTTGCAGTTCATCAAGGAGAAACAGATAAATATAATTCTATTTATAAAAACCTTGATAAATATAGTGTTCCTTTTTCAATTCAAAATAAAGTATCTTCTAATGCAAGTGAAAGCAGAAGCAAGAAATCTATTGACACTTTAGAGGTAAAAGATAGAATAAAAACAATTGTTAATAACTTTGTTAATATCTTTGGAATAATAAATGTAAAATAATTTGACATTAACAAGAAAAGCAGTATATTTGTATAAAGAGTATTAACCTTCTGGGTATGATAATAAATACAGAAGTAAAACAACAAGAATTATCTGAAAGAAAAACAAAATAAAATAAAGAAACATTAATGTTAGTGTCCACTTGTGAAACAAAGAAGGTAGGGATAAAAAGACAACAATATGCTAACCAAGTCCTTACAAAGACACTTTAAAAACTAAATAATTATGAAAAATAGACAAGAACAAATAGATGAATTTGTAGAATCAGTAAACATATCTCAAGTATTAGACAGTGCTTGTAGTGGGGCAATAGATGAGATCTTTAGACAATTAGAAAGAGAGGGTTGTCCTAAAGAAATCTTACAAGAAGTCAAAGATGAGGTATTTGTAAATAGAATAATAATAGATAATGAATGGTAGAGTGTATAAATGAGATATAACTATCCCTAATACAAATCTACTATTCAGAGAGAGTATTGAGAGAGATATTTAAAAAGTCTCTTTTTGAATAATCTCCTAAATAAAAACGCTGGGCAAGGTACAAGTAATTTTTGACAATGTCAAGTAGTGTTAATAAAAAAAATAAAATTATGAGCAAAATATATATAGATAATTCAAAATTTATGGAGTACATAGATGAATTAGCAACACAAATAACAGAGATAAATTTTGGTGCAGAAACATACAGAGAACTTAAAAGTGATTTAGATAACGATATTAGAATGATTTTTACAGATGAGGCACAAGATTATTATAATGAGATGTATGATGAATTTGAAACACTAACTAATAATCTGTTAGGCGTGTATAGCAATACTGAATTAGATAATTTAGAGGATATTGCAAAGAGTTATAGAGAATTAAAATTAAAGAAATAAAGTTATGGATAAGAAAGAAATTATAGAATGGTTAGATGAAACTGCATTTTATGTAGAGCAAGTAGTAGGATCTGATAGTTTAGAGGATCATCATCATAAAATGTTTAAAGCAATAGATAAAGCAATAGAATTATTAAATAAATAAAATTATGAATCAAGAAACACAAGCAGAACTATTTAAAGTGCTTTACAATTTAGAAGTTAAGTACGAGTTTGATGAAACTGAAATAGGTAGATCGTTAGGTAAATTAATTAATAAATTACAAAAAGAATTACTATGAAAAAAAGAAACGACTTAGATTATGCAAACTCTCAGCCAAACGAGAATGAATTAACAATAAAAAGTTCAACAAACACAGTGTTGGGTAAACAATTAGCATGGTTTAATAACTTTGTTGATTATATCTATGAATTAGATAGCAATCTATATAATGAAGCGTGTGAATATGCAGATGAACTTGAAGATTGTTAATAACATTGTTAATAACTATTGTCAAAATAGTTTGCAATTAACGAAAAAATAATTACCTTTACAATGAATTAAATTTTTCATATTTGATGTTAGTGGAGTGTTTGCGATAAAGCAATTTTATAATCTAACTCATTGGCACTCCACTATCATCTTTTAACAAGGAAACTGAAACATTAACTAAACAAAGTCTGAAACTGATGGATAAAGATTTAGAAAAATTAAGAAAAGAGTGGGGTATTGAAAAAATAATATCACCATTTATAACCAAAAAAGAATTAGATCTATTTTGGAAGAAAAGACAAGAGATAGAAGAATTAGAATTAAAATTAAAAAAATTAAAGAATGGAAAAGAATAACGCATATCAAGATATAGTAAGTAGAATAGATTTCTACATGAAAAACCCACATCTAAACCCTTTGGATAAAATTTCTCCAATAGATAGAGAAAGAGTAATAAATGAGATACAAAAGATAAACGACAAGGGTAGAAACAATATAAGAGAGTTAGCAAATCTAACTGATAATGAATTGTCAGAAAGATTAGAGGAATTAATTAAATACACAAAATAAATAAAATTATGATGAAGTGGTATTATTTAAACATGACTGAACCATACCAAGATCTTGCAGACAAATCAGAATGTGCGTTCTGTGGAGAAGTATTAACTGAGTATAAATTTTGTTCTGATGATTGTGCGAAAGCATATTGGAACGATTAATAACCAATATAAAGGGGGTGGAAAAGAGTTGACACTTTTCTTAAATGTGCTGTCTGCGAAACAGCCCCCCTTATATTTTAATAAATAAACATTATGGAAAAATGGCAAAGTAATAATTTAGAATCATTAATTGAGTTAGTGGATAAAACCATAAACTTAATTGAGGAAAAAAATTTAGAAAGTGATTTTGATAAAGAAATTGTAATGTTGGAAAGATTGGCAACAAGACTAGTCCAGCTAAATGAAAATGAAAATTATAGTAGACATTAAAATAAAAAAGAATAAAATTATGAAACAACTACCAGAAGATATTATAGCGATTAATGATAAGATCGCAGATGCAAAAGAATTGTTAAGGGAGAATGGATATTACATATACTCTATGTACCATATTGAAGATGTACAATCTTATTATGAGTGTACTGATTCAGAAGCAATGGATGTGTTAGATCAAGCATTAGATAATGATGGAACTGCAAATCAAGTATGGGAAAGCATAAGATACTTTGCTGAAGACATGGGACTTAAAGAAAAAGAGGATTAGTTATGAAAAAAATATCAATTACTATGTGTTGGATCTTAACTATAATTATACTAATAATGGTTAATGGCACAATAAAAACATTTAACGAAACAATTAAAAACGTAGAGGATAAAACTCAAGATATGATGATAACATCTCTAAATATAGAGATAGTGGAACTAAAGACAGAGATGATGGATATTGGTTGGAAATTAGACTCTATGGTATTAAAATATGATTTTAACTATAAAATGGATTAATTATGAAACAATACTGGCAAGACTACTGGTTGGCGAACATAGGATGTGTTCCTGATGGATTAGATTTAATAATAGTTATGGGAATAATAATCATAACATCAACAATAACAATTAAAGTAAATAATAAAATAAAATGAAAATAATGGAAATACTAGAAAAGAATATAATAAATATAGTATCTGAAGTTTGTAATGTTCCTGAAGATAAAATAATAAGAAACAGAACTGCGACAAGACACGCAAACGTAGTTATAGCAAGGCAGGTGTTGGTTAATTTACTATATAGAAATTTTAACTACACTAACCACAACTTGAGAGATATATTAGGATATAAAAACCACGCATCTATTGTTCATGCAAGAGGTATGCATGACATAGACTATAAAACAAACATCATGTATAGAAATTTCTATAATAAATCAATGGATCATCTAGGACTATATGTTAATAGTGAAGACATTGAAGCATCTAGAAATATGGATATGAAAAAAAAGATAGAAGAACAAGAAAAAACCATAGGAAGATATAAAGATCTATGGATGAATGAAAAATTAGAGAAAGAAAGAATACATGGATTGTTGATAAATTTTAAGAAAAAATACATGCTAAAGTAAGCATATTGTAAAGAAAGTTTAATATATTTGTAAAAACAATTTAATTTAATTAATTATGACTAAACTAAAAACTATAAACATTAAAGGGAAAGAGTACGTTGAAGTTAACGAAAGACTCAAATACTTTAGAGAGAATCATCCTGAACATTCACTAGTAACAGAAATTATACAATGTACAGAAGAACATTGTGTTATAAAAGCTACTATCGTATATGGTGGAGTTCCAATTGCAACAGGACATGCACACGAAGTTAGATCAGCTAGTTTTATTAACAAAACATCCTTTGTCGAGGTTTGTGAAACGTCTGCGTGGGGTAGGGCATTAGCAAACTTTGGCATTGGAATAGATAGTCAGGTTGCTTCAGCACATGAAGTTGCAAACGCAATAGCACAAACAGAGTTACCTAAAAAGAAACAAGCTAGTGGTAAAAAAAAATTAACAAGTAGTCAGTTTGATGCCATGATGAAAGCTATTAGAGATGGAGAATCTTTAGTTGTTAAACAAAGAATGGATAGCTACTCTATGACTGAGGATCAAAGAAAGTTATTAATGTTAGAAATAGAAAAGCAATAATATGGATTTCGCTAAATACATAAAAAATTTTGATAGTGATACTATTTATTATGGTGACAAGAATTTTATAACAAATTCTCAGCTAGGTAAATTAGCACACTCACCAGCTAAATTAGAGCATTATAGAAAGTATGGGCAAGATGATACTAACGCTTTATTATTTGGTAGAGCCTTTCACCAAAATATACTAGAACCAAAGAAGTATAAGGATCAAGTTATATCTTATGATGGTGTTAGAAGGGGAAAGGCATGGGATGAATTTAAACTAAATAATGATGATAAAACTATCATAACAAAGGGGGAGGAGAAATCTTTACATAAAATGAGAGAAAAATTATTATCCATACCAAGAGTTAAAAATCTATTATCTAATGGACAAGCAGAGGTTGTTAATTGTTGGGAAGATCAAGATACTGGTGTTTATTGTAAGGGTAAGGCAGATTATGTAAAAGATGAGAATGGAAGAAAGATTATTGTAGACATCAAAACAACTCAAAGCCATGTTATGAATGAGTTTAGACGTTCATCTTTGAAATATGGGTATGATAGGCAGTCAGCATTTTATCTTGATGGGTTTGGTGCTGATGAGTTTTGGTTCATTGTTATAGAAAAAACAGAACCATTTGATGTTGGAATATATATGTCAAGCGAAAGTTTTATGGAAGTTGGAAGAACTAAATACAAAGAACTATTAAACTTGTATGATACATATTTTATAAAACAAGACAGAGAAATTAATGACTATTACGTTGAATCAATACTTTAAAAACAATTACTATGAAATTAAAAACAGAACTTAGAGCAAGAAAAATATCTCAGCAAGAGATAGCAGACTACGTTGGTGTGTCTAGACCAACTATATCAAAGAGGTTAGAATCTCCTGATACGTTTAACGCACAGGAAATTAGACTGATCTCTGAAATGATGAGTGTGGATGACACTTGGGCGTACAACAATTTATTTATATAACTATTTACTAACTATTTAATTATTTTATTATGGAAAAGAAAGAAGCAATTTTTTGTGGAAATGGAAAAGAAGTTACCTTTAATGATGGTGGCTCAATTATAAACATGACTCTACACTTAGATAAGATTGGAGAACACGTTTATACTTACGAGGGTAAGAAGTATGTTAACTTAACTATTGGTGCCAATAAAGATGGTGCTAATGAATATGGTAAAACACACTATGTTAAGATCAATGATTTTAAGCCTGAACCTCAAAAGGAGACAGCATCAGCAACAAAGGATGATTTACCATTTTAATTTTTTATTTGTTCTTTATGGGGGGTGTGTCATGGCATCCCCTATAATAACCATAACTTAATTATATGTTAATAAAAATAAATACAGACTCTTTTATAGAGAGTAATAAAATAGATCAATACTATCTAGATGGAAAGAAGATAACTTTTTACATATCTTCTAGAAAGCACGAAGAAGTTTACCCATCTGAAGGATTTGCTAAAAATGTTTTTGATAGGATAGCTAGTTCTTTTAAAGATGCAACAATGGATAGTGCAATAATTAGACCAAGTGAGAAGATAATGTCAGAGAAGATGGATATGTTTAACGACTTTTGGGATAGGTATGATAAAAAGATAAACAGAGACGATTGTTTAAAGAAGTGGAAAAAGCTATCTATATCAGACATGAAAGATGCTTTGAAGATGGTAGAATTATATGTAAAATCTACCCCTGATAAACAATATAGAAAAAACCCAAGTACTTGGATATATCAAAAGGCTTGGAGAAATGAGGTTATAGGTAAATCAAATGAAAGCAGTATTAAATATGTAACACCAAAATTTACAGATGTCAGCAGATAATAGTCAAATAGAAAGAACATTGTTGGGTAAGATAATAAACAACCCTCAGGAGTATTATAATAATCACTCTCTTTTAAGTAGTGAATTATTTGAAGATTCTAAAAACAGAAGGATATATAAATACATATCAGAGGAGTTAGAGAACGATAAGAAGATAGACTTACTTAGTTTAGTAGATACTATATCAAAGAAAGGTGAAAACCTATCTTATGATCTAGCAACAATGGTTAACGAAGAATCTTATCTTCAAACACAAGCTTTAACCTGTATACTTATATTAAATGAAAGAAAGAAGAAAGAACAATTACTTAGCTTAAATGTTAGAATATCAGAGATGCTATCTAATGACGATGATATATTTCACATATTAGAATATGTTGAGGGAGAGGTTGGAAAGATAGGTAATATTTCAAAAGATGGAATAGTTAATGTATCAGAACAATTAGGTGGATTATTAAAAAGCATTGAGCATAAGATAAACAACAAGGGTTTAAATGGAATAACAACAGGATTTGAAAGTGTTGATAAATTTACAGGAGGTTGGCAAGAGACTGATCTAGTCATCATTGGGGGTGCTAGTTCTATGGGTAAAACCTCTCTTGCCTTAGCCTTTGCTTTTAATAGTGCGTTCTATGGCAAAACTCCAACGTGCTTATTTTCTTATGAGATGAGTTCTCAACAGTTATTAAGTAGATTAATATCTTCTGACACAGGAATAGATAATAAATGGATAATGAAAGGAACTCTGGATCAATCAGAGTTAAGCAAAATACATGAAAGCGTTGGAAGAATAGAAAGAGTTCCCCTGTATGTTGATGAGTGCTCCTCCTCCTCTCTTAAATACCTTCTTAACAGGATAAGACAATATGTTATAACCAAGAAGGTTAAGTTATTTATGGTTGACTACCTACAACTAGTATCTAACGACAAAAAAGGGAGGAGTAGAGAGCAGGAAGTTTCTGAGGTAGCTAGAGCATTGAAAAATATAGCTAAAGAACTTAATATAACTATCATCGCATTATCTCAACTAAATAGGGGAGTTGGTCAAAGAGCAGAGAGCAGACCAACAATAGCAGATTTAAGGGAGTCAGGAGAGATAGAACAAGCTGCAGATGTAGTGGTCTTAGTTTATAGGCCAGAGTATTATGGTATAACGCAGGATGAAAAAGGCAATAGCACAGATGGTTTAGCAGAAATTATATTTGCTAAAGGAAGGAATATTGGAACAGGCGTTCTAGGATTGAGATTTCAGAGGGAGTTAACTAAGTTCCATGAGATACAAGAGTTTGCATAAGAAAGCAAAGGATATGGCTAGAGGTAAACGTGCTGAAAAGGAGTACGCTAAACTATATAAAAATGTATCTCTACCTACAGAAGAAGAGGATTGTAATGAACATTGGGATTTAAAAATAAATGAAATAAAGATAGACGTAAAAGCTATTAAAAAAAATGACGAGAATATACATTTTGTAGAATTTAAAAATGTATTAGGGAAGAAAGGCTGGTTGTATGGTGATGCAGATGGATTTGCTTTTGAAACTGAGGATTACTGGATTGAGGTAAAGAAAGAAGATTTACAAGAGATGGTTCACGACAAGTGTATAGATAAAGTAAAGGGTTGGGATTTTTACGAGTTAGCAACTAGGCCAGGGGCAAAAGATTTGTTTACAAAAGTAAAGACAATAGATTTGTGTTATATAGGAAAAATAAAAAACAAAAAACTATGAGTAAAAATAAAGATCCATTCCCAATAAGGCAATTAGTAGAAGAAATAGCATCAGAAAAAACCTTGTTTGCAGATGGACTTGATGACGCTATAATAGGGGTGGTTGAAAGGTCTGGTTTTAATGAAACGATTATACTATATGATACAAATAAAATAATAGAGTTGTTAGAGGCTGATGGGATGAGTAATGAAGAGGCTACAGAGTATTTTCAATACAATATACTTGGATCATACATGGGAGAGGGAACACCAGCTTTTGCAACATTATTAAAATGAAAAAACAAATATGGCATATAGAAGTTGAGTATGAATGGAACACTTGGAGAATTGTTAAAGGGGTTAAGAAAAGTACTCAAAAAAAAAACAAGGGAACATTTGTGACATGTTCTATTGGTGACACTGTTGAAGAACTTAATAAAAGAAGTTATTTAATTTCGTGTATAAAAAAACAAATAAAATCTACTCAGGGTATTGATGTAAAAATCACTGGATGGAAATGGAGAGAAGAAATGGGAATGAGTAATGACGTTTACTAAGTATTAATTAATATATATATTATGTGTTATACAACAATTAAAATTCACGCAGAGCAATTAGCAGCAAAACTTGCTCAAAGAAAAGTTGAAAAAAAATGGGAGGCCTTAGGATGGTCTCCATATGTGGAAAACATACATGAGTATGTTGGTGCTAGGTACACAGAAAACGCAGAAAAAGATTATAAAAAGCACTACGATTATTTTATGGAAATAATATTGAGCAAAAAGCTTACAGAAAAGAAACTAGAGGAGAAGCCTTTAGCTGAGTAGTTAATTTAGTATTAATTTAATTTAATTTATTATGAAGAAGATGATTTTTTTAGCGATCTTATTCCTGTCGTTACAGGGTATTTCGCAAATAAGGACAGGAGTTTATCAATCAAATGAGTCTATAGATTACGAGTGGTCAAATGGTGAGCAGACTGGAGATGTATATATTTATTCTGAACCAATGTTTATACATATATCAGAAACAGGATTCAGAGTTTATATGAATCAATGGGAAACAGGTGTGAGCTACCCATTTATATATATGGGCAAAGGCTCTGATGGCTACCATGTCTATGCAGTTCCATTTGGAGATAAACTTGAAATAAATGAAGACGTTGCTGTTTTGTTTTATAATTTTAATAATACTACAGGATGGTACGACAGCTCTAGAGAATGGAGAGGCTTGGAATATATTTCAAATACTCCTATATTAGATTATGAAAAAGAATAAAAAAGGTAGAGTAAAGAATGTTCAGTCCACCAAAATTGATGGAATAGAATTTAGGTCAAGACTGGAGGCTTTTACCTATGCTGAATTAAAAAAAGAAGGTATAAAATTTGATTATGAAAAAGAAAAATTTGTACTTTTGGATAAGCTTAAATACGAAGGAGTAAGCATAGAGAAAAGAAAAAAGAAGGGCAAGTTGGTTTTCGATCAAGCTTTGAGTAGTATTAGATCCACTACCTACTTGCCTGACTTTACTAACTTAAAGGATGGGTGGATAATAGAAGTAAAAGGATTGAAGTCTGATGTTTTTAACCTTAAATGGAAACTATTTAAACATTATCTTGTAAAAAACAATTTAAATTACGAACTTTACATGCCTGGAAGTAAAAAACAAATACTTCAATGTATTGATATGATTAAAGAGAAAATAAAAATATCAGAGGCAGACAAAAAGAGAATAGCTAAAATGGTTAGAAGAGATTCTGATATTGAAGCTAAAAACAATGGAATGGATCTTAGGTCTAAGCCATATAAAAATAAGAAAAAATATACACGCAAATCAAAACACAATGTTGCAAGGAATTTTTAAATCACTTATTGGTAATGCATCAAACATTATTGATGAATGTGTAACAACTAAAGAAGAGAAGTTAGCTTTAAAAAACAAGATGAAAGAGATCTTGGTTAACGCAGAATCTAACGCACAAGAGCAGGTGACTAGAAGGTGGGAGGCTGACGCTAAAGCTGGATGGCTTCCAGCTAATATAAGACCACTAACATTAATATTCTTAACCTTCGTGTTTGTGGTAATATCAGTGTTTGATGGGAACCTTGGTGGATTTTCAATTTCACCAGCATATGTCCCAATTTATCAAACTTTGCTACTTTGCGTGTACTCAGCGTACTTCGCTGGTCGTTCAATTGAGAAGGTAAAAATTAATAATAAAATTAAAGACAATGGAAAAAGAAATTAAATTAGAAGAAAAAGAAATAAAAGAAATCAGAGCAATAAGATCAGAAAACAGTAGAATGATGGTTGACTTTGGAAAAATAAAAATGGATTGCATATTGCTTAATTCTAGATTATCAGAATTAGAGAAGATGGAGTCAGATATGGCAGCTAGACTTAAGGGAAACAGAAACAAAGAACAAAAGATTTCTGAAAAATTAAACAAGAAGTATGGAGTTGGTAGTGTAAACATAGAGAAAGGAACATTCACAAGACAGGGAGGTATCATTACAGAGGGAGAAACAGATATAGAGGTAACACTAGAGCCTGTAAAAGAAGAAGATGGGAAAAGCTAATGCAAGAAATAAAGCTAAGAGAGAGAAGCTTACAATGTTAAACATTCTTAGAAAGAGAATGAAGAGATCTAAGTTTAAATCTAAGGTTGACGAAATACAGGGTAGAATAAATTCTATTAAATCTAAGCTCTAATATTCTATAGTTACAAATACAACCATAAAGCCTAAGAATACCTGAACTTCATAATAGTTACATACGTTGTCTGGCTCGTAATGTCTTATGCCAAATACTATGCCATTAGAAAACTGAAAACCAAAACCAATTCTTTTCATATTACCATTTGTCTTTAGGGCAAGTTGAGGTTTGCCATTTAGCTTTTACATCCATGTAGCAACCACAAACACCACATATATTATCTTTTTTCACAAAGTGAACACAAGTATCACATACCATAGCTCTCCTTAAATACTCTTCTTTAGATACGTTTTGTGCACGATTTAGAACGTGGTTTGTTGTGTCTCTTATTAAACTTTTTGCTTTATCTATAAAACTTGGTTTACTCATTTTTTCTTCCTTTTAATTCTTTTCTTTTCTTTCTATATTCAGCTCTAGCTTTTTTACACCCATCACATCTACATCCTTTTCTGTAGGCTGTAACTGATGGACATGGCATACCATGTTTAACTCTAGCTGCACGATAATTACAACCAGCATGTGAAAACGCTATATTGTCTAGATCAAAAAAAACCTCAGGTGGATTATCAGAATCTAACCAAGGTTTTTTATGTTCTATTGTAAAATTATCTATATCTACTATTTCTGTTGCACATTGGTAACACCAATTAAATCCCAACTTCTTAGCAAAGCTAAATAAAATAGATTTTCTAAGTCTATGGGCAGCAGTTCCAGGATTCATTCCTAGCTGCTTTGTTTTTTTTTCTTTAATTGACATTACGTTTTACGTACTTTCTTTTTTTAGGGTAATTATGTCCAACACCTTTCTTTCTTCCTCCTTCCCCTTTTTTACCTCTATTTTTTTTAGCAGACACAACGCTTAGTTTATTTGAGTTTATACCCTCAGTATGATGAACTTCCTTTCCATCAAACTTAGAAACCTTTCCACCCTTTTCTAACTTATACCTATCTCTCTTTCTTTTTCTATTATTAGCTCTTTGCTTAGGGCTAGATTGAAACTTCTTATATTCGTCTTTATAATCTCTCATATTACTAATTAAAAGGATGGGGGGCAGTTTAATACAGAATCAAACAAAACCCCCCAAAACTAAACATTATGAAACTTACTGTCAAATATAGTGAATTTATTTGTTAGTTAGGCAATATCTTTGTAAGTTATTAACACCTCTTTGTTATTAACTAAGGCTTCTGCTATCCTAGGATATATTCTTTTATAAGCCTGTGTTGACTTACCTATAAAACCATTTTCATTTATTTGATTGTTTTCTTGCGAGTCCCCCACGAGTAAGCATCCTGCAGTATGCTCATCAGTATTACCACAATGAATAAGGATGTACTCAAAGTTAGGTACGTCAGTAATATGAAGCATACCACGATGAATTTTAGGAAATCTTTTAGAATATTTTTGATGGTATCCACCTTCTTTTCTAAGTTTAATTTTATATGTCCCAGCAGGGATCCTTGTTTCTCCATATTTTTTTTCATCTCTATGTTCATCTTCTAATGTATAACACACAAAACTTCTTTTACATCTAAAACCTTCTCCATGTGGGTTTTCTGCAGAATCATCTACTATAAATAATATTCCAGAGGTTGAGTCTGGGCCACTTGATATTCTTAATACTTCTAATTTCATATTTAATTACTTAATTCTTTTTCTCTTATATCTTGTACTTGTTCTGTTTGCCAAGGTTTTAAAATCTCTGCCCAGTCATTGGACTTTGACCATGTTTCAAAATCAGGTTGAGAAACCCTATCTCTATTTAAGAACATGTAAAGTTCATCATTAGAATTATATCCAGGATAATACTGTAGAATTATATTATCTCTATTAGTTTCACTCCTGTTAAATTTATCTTCCATAGATTTAATCAAAGCTTTTTTTACACCTTCTGTTTCTATACCAAAAAATTCAGAATACAAATATAATTTATCTAAATATTCCATTTGTCTTTTAACCCTATTAAAAACATTGACTTCTTCTTTTTCTCTTGGCTTTGTGTTGTTTAAGTTAGTAATTACTTCTTTCACTCCATATTTAAAATTTTCTTGTATATTAAATCTAGAGAACCTATTACCAGTAAAAGACATTGCTTCGTGTAAAAAACTTTTTTTCATATACTTCAACTCATCTTCACTTAAAAATGTGTCAGGCTGCCAACTTTCTAATAAATCATATACCTGTGTCGCAAAGCCAGGTGCCCCAGCTTTTAAGGTATAAGAAAGCCATTTTGTAAATTTATCACGACCAATGTCATCTTCATCCCATATACTAGCTCCAGATTTCTTTTTATTTCTACCAGTCTCAAGAATTAATTGAGTCATCATACTTGGACTAATAAATGGATCTAATGTGGTGTGTAAAACATCATTAAATATCTTTGTGTCAAAAGATGGATCGTCTTCAGGTGGGTTAAAAATTGAGTTAACAAATTCTCTAAATATACCATCAGACATATTATCAGTTGAGTTCCAAACATACATTGTGCCATCAAAGTCTCCATTTTCATTTGATTGAGCAGAAACAAGTTTTACATCTCCATACTTCATCCAAGGTGGCAAAAATAACTGAATCATTTTATCTCTATCCATATCATCTAATCCTGTTTTTTCCCAATCATCAAACTTTTTAACTTCGTAATAATCAGATAAACTTTCAAAAAACTCCCATCCTCCAACTTTATCTTGTTTTCCATTCATGAGTTTCCAATTCATTAATTCATTTTCTCCTTCTTCTGGTTCATCATCAAATAGATTTTTTATAAACTCAAGGGCAGTAGCCCATGTCCCAGCAAGTAAAGTAAAAGCATGAGGCATAGCATATCCTGCAAATCCTATTCCAAATAACCTTTTAGCACCCTGAGTCATTAACACTGGGTTACCAGACATTAATTGTTTTTTTGCTATTAAAATTGCATTTACACTGGTTCTAACTACTTCAGCAGGGAAAGAAACGAAGTCACTAACAAATAAAGATCTTCTAAGTCTTTTACCAACTTTAGGAACCATAGAGTAGGTAGTATAACCTCCCCTTATATTTTCAGAAGCCTCTTTCAAAGCTTGTTCTCTAGTATATCCTGCATCCAAATATACTTGAACTTCATTCAAGAACCCTGCACCCTTCCAAACAACATCTTCAAAAAGGTAAGCCTTATTAACAAAATCATTTAGAATCTTACGAAGACCTGGTTTTTTCTTTTTTATAGCATCTACATCCACATTGTTTTCAAAGAGTTCAGAACCAAGTTTTCCTAAATTACTTTCTTTCAATATAGCTTTTAGTTCATCTGCATAAACAGAATCTATTATTCCAGCTCTAATCATTGTGGCAAACATATCCTCTCTCTCTTGGGTTGTGCTACTATCAAACAAATTCTGCATAACTTTCCAGCTTTCAAAAAAGTTTGAACCAGGAACATGTCCATTAATAGATGCAAAATACATATTACCAAAGAAGTTCCTAACGTGAGTCTTTGGAGACCATACAGTTTTCCCAAGTTTTAAAACACCATTTAAGCCTTGAGCAAGTGTCATTATTTTACCATAGTTAAGTTCTTCTCCCTCAATAAATTCTTTAATTTCTTTGGTTGTATAATAAGTCTTGTTATTAAACTTTAAAGTAAATTTATTGTTTCTATATCTATCTCCATCGCTTCCAACAGGAATGTTTGAGTCATCAAAAATTAAAATACCATTTAAAGCTTCAACTGTTTTTGCTTTAAAGTTTAGGTTTTCATACTCATCAACCATTTTAGTTATAGAGTTAGTTATGTTGTATACAGGGTTTTCTATTGGACTATATAAATCTTTTATAGCATCAGGTATTTCTTTTCTTGTAGTAAAAATATTAGTATTAATATTTCTTGTTTTTAAAACAGACTTAACAAAATCATCTCTACTATCGTTATCAAGGAATAATTGAGAAACAAATCTTAACACTTTTTCTTCAGTTATTTCATCAGATGGAAGGCCTTGATTTTGAAGGTATTGTTTGTATTTTTCTGAAAAAAGATTCATAGCACTTTGTATGATATTATATTCTTTTTCAAAGCCCTCTATAGATTCTTTTATTTTTCCTGTACTAACCTTTTCGTTAATCATAGATTCAATTAGGTTTCTCATCTTGTCTCTATACTCTGTGTCGTTAAATATTCTATATTGTCTATTAATATATATACCTAAATTATCATCTATAACAACTCCAAGACCATCTGTAACAACGCTTTTTAATTTGTTACTTAAAGAATCTATTTTTCTTCTAACCTTTTTTACTAGATCTTGAAGCTCAGGGTCAGAGTCTAAATCTTTTATGGTCGCCCTACCTGCGTGACCATCTTTAAGTTGCTTTATTGTTTTCTCAACATTTCTTATTTTTTCTAAAACAATACCAGCAGCATAACTTTTACCACCCCTATCTAATGTTTCTAAATCACTTTCGTACATAGAAAGTTCTGAGTTTAGTGATTTTATTTTAGCAGTTGGATCTGTCAACGCATCATTTATTTCTTTTAATGATATTGGGTTTTCTCCTTTTTGATTTCTCTCTACTATATTTCTGAACCTGTCAATTAATTTTTTTAGTTCAAATTTTTCTGCATCAATATTGCTTTTAGCTTGAACACCCATTTCAAATACAGACTCAGGTATATTACCTTTTGGTAAAACTTCCCTGTTTAAAAACTCTTTAAAAGAATTGATTCTATTAAATTTTTGAAACTTAGGGTTTGTTGTGTAAAATAATTTATCCTTATTGTCAAAAACCTGAGCCTTGGAAGATGGGTTACTCATATCTTCAGAAAGACTTGTTATAGAGTTTGTTATATCAATAGATACATATCCATTATTATCTACATCTGTTAAGACTATTCCTTGACTTGGGTTTATGTCTGATATAATATCATTCATAACTTCAGGAACAACACTATCAAAGAACTCTGACTTAGCCCCTTTGAAGCTGCTACCATTCTCAAAAGCAATAGTATCATAATTATTATCAGAGGCAAACTTAATTAAGGTTCTGATTGTTGGTGGAGTATTAGACATCATTTCCCTGTTTGGTGCTTTTATGTCTCTTATTAATAAAACTCTCTCACCATCCTCGTTTGTTATATCTTCAAAATTTACGTTAGATAATTCAAACATAGGATTACTAATTCTCATAGTATTTTCTTCTATATCTATAGAAGTATTATTCATAGATATATAATCTTGAATAGCAGCTTTTGGTATAAGACCATCAGCGTAAGACCTTTCAACAGACTTTAAAAAATCTCTCATTCCTATAAACTTAAGCTCATTAAGTGTATTTCTATCTCCAACTCTTTTTATTTCTTTTATCCATTGTTTTGGTGTACCACTAATTATATCTGTAAACTCTAAAGAAGAATCTAATGATGAAAATCCATCATCTCCATATGTTTGAAACTTAACTTCTGGCATTTGTCTTCCTGCAGAGTACAAAGTTAAATTTGTATCGTATTTACCTTGCTTATAATACTGGTCTTTTTTATATTCTTCAACAAGTTCTTCTATAGGTATAGATTTGTTTAAGACAGCTATTGGAGATCCTTTAACAAGATATCTATAAGACTCATGAATTGGCCCATCGTAATCAGATGATTTTGTATCAACAATTACATTAGGGTCGTTTACATCTATTTGTACCATAGAAACAACACTAGCTTTCCTTACCCCTTTTAAGTCTGGGTCGTTTACATATTCTAAAATTTTATTTTCCCCTGGTAAATTAAACTTACTTAATGTACTGTCTTTAGCTTTTACTATTTGTTGCACAAACTTAGCTCTAGAGCCAAAATCTAATTTTTCAAATATTGGAATAATTTCATCTAAACTTTTAATTCCCTTTCTTTTTCCTAATAAATTCCTTTTATCTATAGCTGACCTTATCTTAGTGTTGTTTAGTTTACCATTTATAAATTCTAAAACATCTTTTTTACTAGCTATCTTGTTATCTATAACATTTTGAAACTCGTTTATAATGTATTGAGACATTAATAAACTACCATTTATACCTGCATCAGCCTGAATCATTATAGCAACTCTACCATCTGTTTTTTTTGCAGCATTTATTAATTTTGTTCCCACTTGCGTTCCATCCACTGCCCAAGCATAACCTTTAAAAGCGTATGGGAAATACATTCCACCTTTAAACTCCATTTCTAAACCTGTTGGTGATTTAACCAAACCTGTTAATGCTTTATCTGCTGCTATAACTGTAAATGTTTGACCCTCATAATCACCTCTATCTGCTCTTATAACATCACCCTCCTCAAATGTCCTCTCCACATTATCAACACTAGTGGGTGAAACATTTTGACCAATATCACTATCTACACTAGTTATGGTTACATTTTCTGCAATAACTTCACCTGGAGTAGAATTATCAACTTGTTTTTTTATTGTTGGTTTAACTTCACCTCTAGCCTTCTCGTTAACTGTCATCCCCCTTGATGTAGACTCTTTGAATATTTGTGCAACGTCATCTATATTAGTTAAATTACTTAACTCTTCTAAGCTTATGTTTACAGGATTATCAGTTTCTATTCCAAGTATTGAATTAATTGTTGATTTAGCGTAACTAATAGCTTTATTTAAATTAGATTGATTATCATCAAACTTTTTAAGACCAGCATCTGCTAAAAACTCAGCTAGTGCTTCAGCAAGTGGACCATTTGAATCATATTTATTGGTAACCTTCTTCCTGTCTACATTGCCATTTTTATCTAATGGAACTTTACCATCTTTATTTTTTGCATAACCTGCTCTTGGATTATATCCAAAGTCTAAATACTCCTTTGGTAATGTTGTCTCTATGCTATCAACTAATTTTTTAGCATTTTTATTTCCTTGTTTAGCAGCCTCAAATATGGATGTTACAAATGGGTGAGCTGCCTCATGAAACAATGTGTTATCATTAGCCAACTCAAAGTTTACATGCATTGTTGCTTCATTACCTAGTCCACTCTCTAAATTAAATCCATTTCCACCCATAGCTAAATACATGGCTTCTGTTGGACTTTTGCCCTGGTTTATAAAATACTCAACCTCTGAGGCAGTATCTTGATGAATAATTATATTTTGCCCTTGGGACTGGAATAAATTTTTAGCTTGTCTTAGTATTCTGGCTTTTGCTTTATATTCTGCACCCTCAAGTTTGTCGTACTCCTCTATTAAGGAGTCTATATCAGTTCCCTCTCTAGAATCAAAAAGTGGTTTAGTAGATCTCTTATCGTCTTTTATGTTTTCTTTTTTATCCCTCTTAGATTGATTAGATTTTTCTTGTTTAGACTTCTGTGATTTTGTTTCGTACTCCTGACCAAGTTCACTTATGGCCTCCTCTATCATTTGCTCCACGTCCTCCATTGTTATAACATCAATACCACCTTGATTAACTATATCATTTGTTAATTTGGTAGCTGCAGCATTAAATTTAACATCGCTATCTGTTAACACATTGAGTCCTTGAATTTCGTTAACCTTATTTAAAAACTCTCTTTGTGATATTTTACCTTCATTTCTTCTTTTTTGCAATCTTTTAAGTTTGGAAATAGTTTTATCTTTATCTACTATAAGGTCTCCAACATTATCATCAATAGTAATTACACCACCTAAAGATCCTGAGTCATCTTTATATAAACCAACAATTTCTCCAGAATCCTGACCATCTATTGTTAGCTTGTTGTTTGAGTCTACACCCACATTCGCACCTTCATACTTAAGGCCAACAGTCCCCATTCTCATGTTACCTCTCTTAACACCTTTAATTTTTATACCTCTCCCCTTTCCTTCTGGTTTAATTATAAAGTTTCCATTTTTATCTTTTCCAAGTATACCTCTCTTACCTTTATAAGAAACTCTCTTGCCTATATTTTGATTGAGGGTTGTTTTTTCTGATTCTGTTGCAACCTGTTCAGTATCTTCTCCAATACCTTCACCTTCAGTTCCTCTGGCAGTTCTTCCAGCCTCTGTTCCAGTTGCAGTGGTAGTTGTTGTTTCATCTTTTTTAACTTTTAAGTTACTAATATCCTTTTCTATTCTTTTGTAAAGGGTTAATTTCTTTTTATCTACATCTGTCATTTTATCTGGATCCATGCTATCCAGTCTTTTTATATCGTTTTGCAATGCAGTTAGATACATTTTTTGCTGACTTTCTGTTGTGATTTTACCACCAGACAATTGTCTTATAATAGCTTTAGCCCCTTCAGGTATGTCCTCAGACTTAGCAAAACCTCTAATATAATTATTAACTGCATCATCATTCTTTATAGCAAGGTCACTCATAACCTTTATTGGGTCAGCTCCTTTAAGTATTTTGTCCATAGAGCTGTTATAGTCTTTTAATCTACTTTTCATCATCTCTGCCTGAACAGGATCAAGAGAACCTTGAAGTGCTTCAGCATTTTTCCTAGCTTCTATAAGATTTAAAAGTTCTCTTTTAGACAAGTCATTATCGTACAGTTGATTGTCACCAACTAAATTATCTAATTCTCCAAAAAGGTTAGTTAGATTGTCTTTTAATTTTTTAGCATCAGTATTTGTGAATTTTTTGTCAGGGCTAATATTTTTACCAACCATGTTATCTATGTATGAAAAAATATCTGCCTCACCACCTTTAGACTTATAGTTATTATACGATGTCAATAAAGCATCTTTATATAAATCACTTTCTATATAATCTCTACTTGTGTTTCTATTGGAAACAAAGGTTGTTCCTCCCCCAAGTATAGCACCAATAAAAAACTCTTCAGCAGAAGCTCTAGTAAGTCCTTCTGTCTCAAAGTTATATTCACGATAATAATTATCTTTTAAAGCTTCGACACCTTGACTTTGAAGAACCTCTTCAGAGCCCTCCATGACACCATAGAAGGCAGTATTTCTTATAGTGTTTTTTCTAATTATATCAGTTACTGCTTCTTTTTTTGTAGTTTTAGTGAGTGCATCAAAAACCTTATCAGTAGCTAATTTTTTAGTACCTGGACTAAGCATACCAAAATCAGGTGTAAGAATTTCTACTGCTGAAACTATAGCAGTTGCTTCGTTAGCAAATCTAGAAGCGTCTCCAGGTAGCATACCTTGATTTATTGCTTCTTCTTTAAAACCATGGTACATTCTTAAATTTGTAGCACCATATAGACCACCTGTAAAAGCATATCTTTGAGCCTTAAGTCCAGCACCAAAAGCTTTTGCTCTACCTCTAGTCAACCAAGCAAGTCCCATGTCTATAGCAAAACCTCCACCTGCATGCATGACATTGTAAAGTGTATTCCCCCACTGGTAACTTTCTTCTATTGGATATGATTCTTGATTTTTGTTATATTCTTCTACTATTTCTTTGTATGCATCTGTGCCATTTTCAACCTTTAAGCCATCGCTATTTAATATGTGTTTTATTTTTCCTTTATCATCAAAATAAACTGAATTTCCATTCACTTTTGATGAATAAACCTTACCCAAAGCTTCAGCATTATTAAGAGCAGTTGGCTTTGCAATATTAAATGGAGATGTCTCCCATGCGTCAGCAACTTCTTTTGCCACCATGTCTGTCCAGTCAAATTCATTTTCATAAGAAAATATACTCTTTATTTGTTCAGGTGTACTAGAAATACCTTTTAAAAGATTCCCAGTTAAGTCAGATCCAAGTTGAGCCAAAACAAAAGCTGGCACCTCAGACCAATTCATTTCGTTCCAAGTTTTGTCCACAATTTCTTGTCTCTTTTTTATTTTATTATAGTGAGATTGCCACACTTCATTTTCTTTAACAGCGTTAAGATATTTCACTGTTTCGTTAAATCCTTTAGATAAATTATTTATAGTATCTATATTAGGGTTTTCTTCAAATAACTTGTTTTGCTCATTTAAAAGATTTTTATACGTTCCATTATATTGTTCATTATAACCCTTAACTAAATTATTATAATCCTCTATATCTTTTTCAGACATATACCTTGTGTCAACAAAACCATATGCAGTTTTAGGATAGGAGTTTATTAACTTTTGCTGTTTGGTTAGCCAATCTTCTATTAAAGAAAGCTTCTTTCCAAACTCTATAGTTTTCTCATTAAAATCTTTTGGTATAGTTTTTTCTAAATTGGTTAATATGCTGTTTTTTTTACTTAAAACAAACTCTCCCATTTCGTTTTTAAGCTGTTGCTCTAAAAGTTCTTTTTTATCTCCCTCATCTTTTGTATCTATCTCTTGCTGAAGGTAGTTAAATCTAATTGGGTTAAACTCCTTATAAAGTTCTTTAATCTTAGTGTCATTAATCTCGTTAAAATAATCAGGGTTTTCCCTAGATAATTTTATCATTTTAGGTATAGCAGAGTTATTTGCTATCAAAGGATTTCTACCCTGTGAATCTTCAGGGGATATAACAATACCTGTTTCTGTATGTTTATAACTTCTGTTACCTACATGCTCCCATCCACTATTAAGATAGTCTTGTATAATCTTCCTTGGTCTATTTAATAATTCATTGAAGTACTCGTCAGACTTCCACCATGGGTCTGTTATACCAAACCCCCTTTTTTTAACCATACCTGGAGTTCTTCCTTTAGTGACCATTAACTCTTCAGACTCTAATTTGTCTCTTAAATGCTTTAATTCTTGCTCATTGTATAAGTCAGAAACATCTTCAATATTAAAATTAGAATAAGTGTTATCAATTTCAGAAAGTTTAGATTGCTGATCTCTCCTTGTCATTCCTAATAGACTCATCATAGGAGCATCTCCTGACACCCAACCATCATCAGCTATATCAGGTTGGTTTTCTTGAGTTTTTCTCTCTATTGTCTCCATATTTCCTTCAGGAAGTTCTGGAGGTTGTGAGTTGGTTATAGGCTTTCCAAGTTCTTTTTTAAATTGAACGTGGACATGTTCCTTGCTAGTTCCCTCTGATTCTAATATAACTCCAATTCCACCATCAGCACTTTCTGTCCATTTCTCAGCCCAAGCCTTGCCTTGTTCAGTTGTATTGACCCAGTTTAAAAAAACTTTTGCTGAATCACCTGTAAGATCTAAAGCCATTCCATGTAAATGGTAAGAATGGTTATGTCCCCCAACACTTTTATTTAGCTCTTCATCTCTGAAGGCACTCTCAACATTAAGTAGTGGTTGCTCTGGCCAAACATCTCTCATTTCAGATAAAGCTTGATTAACAACAGGGTTCACTGCATTATGAGTTAATCCATCAGTTGTGGAGATTTTATTTTCTTGAGTGAATATAGGAACTAGACTTTCTTTAGATACAGCTCTAGTGGGGTCTGACTTTAATAATTCTTGATCTACCTGTTCGTTTAAACTTAAATTAGGAGTGTTATTTTCTTCTTCCTTTCTTTTTTTGAATGAATTTACACTATCTATTAAAGTCTGTGCAGTGACTTCATCATTTTGAATATCTATATTGTTATCACCATTAGCAATACCTTCAATAAATTCTTCGTTGTTTATAGATTCTAAAACAGATTCTTTAGATGAGTTTTCTCCATTTATGGTGTATACTGGTGTGTTTTGCTCAACCTCTGAAGAGTCCAAACCAGTATCGTCCACATCTGATGTACCACTTTCCACATCCAATAAATCTTCTTCGCTTTGGTCTTTTTTTTTTAAGACATTCTGATACTCAGGATATTTGGAAAGAACTTTATCAACCAACTCTTGGTCATCCATCGTTTGATACTGTGGATATTTTTCTTTTAGCCTTTTGGCTAATTCTTCTATTGTTATTTTATCGTCTTGAGTCATTATAATATACCTAATGGATCTTGATTATTGTTTTGTTGGTTTTGATTATTTTTTTGATCTCCCTTTAACTCTCCCTCTAATTCAGCCTTCCAAGCCTCTTGTTTTGCTGCAGCTTGTTTTGCTATTTGGTCATAAAGTATTCTATTACTTGATGCCTTGTCTGGATCAGTTGAACTTCTAACATCTTTGATTCTGTTTTCATGAAAACCAGCATCTATTATAGCTGGAACCAGAAGTCCATCATCAGTATCTGTAAAATCTATTCCAAGATTTCCTAACTTTCCTGATTCGTTTCTAGTAAAAACAATATCACCATAAAGAGCAACCTTATATTGTATATTTTTTTTCTCTTCAAGTGTTAGGTTAGTTAAGTCTTTCTGAGATATAGCCCTACCCCTTCCAGTATCTGGATCAACGTAAAATGGAGCAATACCAATAGTTCCAGTACGAAACTCTCTTGGCTTCTCATAAGCGTCAAGAGCAGTAGTGCTATTAACTGTTTGAAAATTATTATCACCACTTATAATAGTTGTGTTGTTGGGATTAATTGTGTGATTAAATGATATGTAATTCTGACCAGAACCACCAGTAGCCAAACCCTTCCCTTCAAAAGGATAATTTACTGGTTCTGAATCCTCTCTTTTTGGAACCTGTATAACATTTCCCTCAATGTCATATTCAACAGTATTTTTATATACCACACCAGGAATATTTAAATTATAAAGCTCCATTTGATCTTGAGTATCTTGTTTTTTCTGGGAAGTCTCAAGTGTGCCAATACCAAGCTCATAAGCCTTATTAATAATATCTATTTTTGTTACTGGACTAAGATCCCCTTTAGCCTGTTTGTCTGCTTTTACTAATTTTGACAAATAAGAGGAGTGACCCATAGTTGTACCTTCTCCTGATTCATCATCCCATTCTCCACCTCCTCCAAATATGTAAGCCTCTAAAGCTTGCTTAGACATATCCTCTAGATATTCTCCTGTAAGTTTGTTAGTTTTAAGAAGTTTTGCATAATCAACATTTGTGTCTTGAAAATTACTATTGTTAGCATTTTTAATAGCATTATTAAAACCAAGATCTGTTAACCAATCTCCAAAGTTTTTAAAAGAAATATCAAAATCTGTATCTTGACCTGTATTCATATCTTCCATAACAAATACTGGATTACCATTTTCATCCTTTCTAGCTTTGGAGACATCATCAGTTTCTTCGTTGTTTTCGTCATAGTAAACATGCTTAGGGGTTACTCCATCCTCTTTAAAGATAGCTTCTCCACTCTCATCTGTTGCAATTTTTTTTGTTTGCTTTCTATTTCTAGTTTCAACCATCAATTTACCATCAGGACCAAAAGTGAAATTATAATTTTCACCATTCATCCCTTGCTCCCAAACATTTTTCATGTCCATTAAAGTTTGTGAGTTCTCTGCGTTCCAATAATTATCTCTATCTGTAGACATCAAATTAGCTAAATTATCATATCTACTTTTTAAGTCGTTACCATATTGATTGAATATCTGTGCTGCTGCCTGCATATTATACAATGTTTTGTGGGCTTGTTTACAATTAGGTCCACAATCTTCTGAGTAAGGATCCATTCTAAGTAAATCAGAATTAGCCATAGCAAAGTTATAAGCTTGCTCATTCAAATCTTGCTGTACAGCAAACATGTTTTCATTCTTAGTTCCAAACTCAGCTAACTCAAAGTTATATGGTTTTGGTTTACGTGCCTCTTTAGCCTGTTCAGACTTCATCTCAAGAGCTTTTTTCTTGAGCATTATGTCAGACCAACCCTGAGCTTCAGCTACAAGATCTCTCCTTCCTACTATTTCTGATACATTAGCTATTGACATATGTTATTATTTAAATAGAGAACTTCTCCCTAGGCTTCTAAATTTGAATTTTTGTTTCCCTGATGGCACTCTAGGTTTATGGACAGCACCATGTTTAGCCATAGTCTTTCCAAACTCTGCTTTTGATTCATCGTTATCCTCTGCTTCCTTGTCCCACTTAGTTAAAAGTTTATCCATTAATTTAACTAAAGCTTTACCATCCTTTTCTTCAATCATCTTTCTCATTTGCTTAACATTCTTTGGTGGAACTATAGCTTCACCACCTGTCATTTCCCCTATCTTTTCTGGCTTACCCTCTTCTCCATTTTTTTGAACAAGGTCTATTGGGTTCTTTTCATGAGAGAATTTTCCTGGTGTAACCTCAGCTTCACCAGCTTCCATCATGTCTTTTGGTGTACCACCTTTTTTATATTTTCTTTTCATTTTATCTTTAAGTTTTCCACCACTAATCTTTCCAAACTTAACGTCTAACTTTCCATAATTAACACCTAAAGTGTTCTTGCCTATTTTTTTAACAGCCCCCTCATGCTTTGTTCCCACAAGGTCTTGTGCTATAACACCCTTGTATCTACCAGGACCCTTTGGAGCATCTTTTTTATCTTTGTATTCAAACTCACTTACAGGAACTCCATCTTTTGTTTTCCCAACTTTCTTAATGTTCTTTTTTTCTTTTTTATCTGACAAAGCACTTGCTGCCATACCAATACCTGCATCAATAGCACCATATTGTTGTTGTTGATAAGAAGCTAAATTTGATTGAGCTGCCTGAACATCTTCTCTAGCATAGTCAGCCATCTGTGCCTGTCTAGCTAAGTCTGATTGCTCTCTAGCTTCTTGAGTTTGTCTAAGTCTACCTCTCTCAGCAACACCAGCCTCTAAACCTTTTCTTTGAGCAGCAGCTTGTTCAGAAGCTAAAGCAGCCTCTTGAGCTTGACCTGCTCTAGCAGCAGCAAAAGGATCCACCCTTGAACCACCTCTAGTAGCAGCAGCCATTGCACCTGCTCTACTTCTCTCTGCAGCTTCTTGCCTTCTTTGTATTTCTGTACCACCAAGACCTTCTTTCATTTTAGCGATCTCTGGAGACATTGTTAACTTTTGTCTATTTTGTCTTAATTCTTCTTCTTTAGCTAACTGTGCTGCTCTATCAGCTTCAGCTTTAGCTATATCCTCTTTTGACTTTTTTGCACCTTTTATACCAGAAATTAGACCACCAATAAAATACTTAGCAGCATGTAATCCTTTTAATTTTTTCTTCTTTTTGGCCATGATTTTACAAATATAATAATTATTATGTTATTTATTACTAAGTTCGCTGTTAATTACATTTGCATTTGCAGCGTAAATATGAATTTTATCTTTTGTTCTTTTTGTTAATGTTGTATCCATATAGTGTCCCTTTAGCCTATCACCTTCAATTGTAGCATTTTTCTTTATATATCCAAATACAGTCATGGTACTTGGAGTGACACTTAAAGTGAATTGGTTAGCATTATCTATAGATATTATAGTACCAAGAGATGTTTCTACTCCATTATTTGAATAATATACAGTATCTCCAACAACAGCTCCACAAGTCTGTATTACATTGCTCCCCACAGGTAAAATTGTAACTTGTGGACCTAAAGATATTAGTTGTAAATTTCCTAAACCTATATATTCTCCACCAGAACTATTAGTTGTTCCATATGGTATGTGAGATCCTAAAATCTGTTCTCTGTCTACCCAAACGCCTGCAGTGACTTTACTGGCATCATCATTATTATAAGACAGTCTGTGAGGTATAGATGTAGAATTTATATTTGTTTCAAAATCTGTTTTAAAAGCTGTGTTTTCACCTGTTATAACAAAAACCTCACTAAGAGAATCTCCTGAAGACGTGCTACTAGCAGTTATGAATGCGTTAACCTCTGCAACACTTGTAACAATAGTGTCTGCATCAGTTATAGCAGTAATAACCCCTAAAGTTCTTAATGTATCATTGTCGTAATACCATAAAGAATCTCCAATCTCTATGTCATTTTCATTAAAATTAACATTAGAACCTTCTATATTTGCACTGTCTGTGGTAGCTACAACAGTAGGTGCAGCATTATTTGCACTTGATGTTATAAGTGGTATTACATATGGCCTACCTGGTCCCTCTAAAGCTATGTTATTAAATGTTTTAACAGTAGACACATCAGAGTTAAATGGAAAAGAAACCTTTACTTCATCAGGATATGATCTACCATGAAACATACAGTAGTTATCTGAATCAGAGTCATGCTTGTATAACTCTCCATTAGCAAAACTTATAAAAACTCTATTTAAGGAAGCATAATGTTCAGGGTAGAAAGTGTAAAAACTAGACCACCTATTAGATTTCTCATTAAAAGCCACTGTTTCAGCTTGAGTGGTAACAACTTTAGCTAATAATCCATTTACTATAAAGTCTTGCTGGTCTGAGGTTAGAGTGTTCCAAACTTGTGGTATAGAAATAAAAGAGTTCCATATGTCAGTTACTGACTGCCAAGCTTGGCTATTACCATCAAAAAAAGGGGTAAAAAAGTTATTTGTAGAACTAGCAGCAGAGCTGTATACTGCTGGAAATGTTACAATATACTCCCCATGTCTTGGGTCGTAACCACCATATATAAATAACCCACCATCTAAAGCTAGATCATAATTAGATTCTATTATTTCTTGGTACAAATCCATCTTGTCTCTAAAATAATCAGTCATCTTATAGTCAGATATTACTGTTATTCCATCGCCACCCAACCTTAGAACAGCACCTTTTTTTATATCAATAAAATATATTGACTTAGAATGTACAGCAACAGCTTCAGGATTAGTACACACACCATAATCTCCAGAGAATGGAGTAGCTTCTTCAGGCAAGACATTATTAGATAAAGATATACCTTGATCTCCAGATGGAGAGGTTATTATACTTTTATTTATCATTACCTGAGATATTTTTTTCTCCTGCATTAAAACAAGATTAGTATCTCTAGATACAAGTTTTTGTATAGAACCTAAAGACATGTCGTAATCTTGATATGGTCTTTGGCTAAAATTAAATGAATGAAGACCATTATATTGAGTGTCTGGCTGATAAACATCAGAATAAGTTATTGTAGCTTTTCTTCTTTGCTCTTTAGCATATCCACTATATATATGTGGTCTGGCTATGTTGTTGTGATTAGTTTGAAGGAAATCATTTAAAAAATAACTCTCTACCCAAACCTTAGGCAATACAACAACTCCACCACTACCAACATATTTAACTTCTCTTGGTTTGTACCAAATATCACCTCTTCTAAAAACTCCTGCTGCTGGTATTGTTAGTGATGTATCTTCTCCTAAGTATGTTGCAAATTCTTCAGGCTCCTGGTTCAATGTTTGACCAAGGTGCAATCTTCCATCAGTTAAAGCACCTTGAACAGAAAATCTTTCTCCAAACTCATAATAAACACTTTGCTCTTCAGACGTGTTTTTCTTTGGTCTATAAATTTCAACAGTGACTTTATGCCATCCACTTATATATCCATTTGTATTTGCATTATCAGTGTTATCTGCGTCAGCAACACCATATCCTGGTATGCCAGGATCATCTATTATTACAAACTTTCCTGGTTTAGTTGATTGAGGATCCTCCCCATCACCACCAACAGGAGATTCAGTAACAACCTGAGTTTCTTCCATATCACCACCTCCTAACTCAAACCTATCAGGGAAGTTAGCTACATCACTGACTTTTAAGTCATAATGTTTATCAAACACAGTTCCATTTCCATCAGCTATAAGCCTTAACCTGTCTCCCTCTGCAAAACTCCACTCACCTACAAGAGACCTGTTTCTTTGACTATAACTCCAATCTCTACCATCCATAGTGTCTAGAGATATATATATTTTAGTATCTACCTGACCTTCAGCTATAGAGACTCCTGCCTTAGATGCTTTATTTATCCACGCTGTAGAAACTCTGAATTGCATGAATTTACCAATAGAAGTATTTCTAGCATACACCCATTGATAGTGAGTGGCGTATAGAGGTGGTCTACTGAATATTTTCCAATGTATATCTGCTGGACCAAGTTTTTGACTATTTGTTAATGATTGATTTGTTAAACCACTTGGGTTATTTGTAGATACATTATTTGTAAAAGAAGAAAAATCTGCACCTTGTTGAAATTTTCTTTCAGTGGGAAACCCTACATACACAGAGGAGTTTCTGTCATAAAGAGTATCTCTTAAGTCTTCATTGTTTAGCATAACACTAGAACTTCTCCCCTTATAGTCATAATAAACTAAACCAAATCTATGCCATGCACCAGACTTAAATGCTGATGTACTATCTATATCCATCATTGTTTGAGTTATAGGCATATTCAAGCCTGTAACCTCTGACCAGGCAGTGCTAGTTCCTGACTGAATAGGGCCAAATGAAGAACCTTCGTCACCATCATCTTCGTTACCTGGGTATCCTGCATTAATTAAAGCCATATTACTAGTACTAGATCCTGCTTTGTTATATGGCCCAAAGTTGACAACATTAGTTACAGCATTAGCACCAGTGTCATTCCATCCACCATTATTATCAGAACACCCTCTTTGTGTATTATTTTCTCCACCACTACCATCAAAAGATTGCCACCCTGAGGCAGCACCTAATCCATCAGTACAGCCACCACATTCTAAGGAACTCACATAGGTTCCACCATTTATTAATACCCATCCATGCAGGTTGCTAACTGCTGTTCCATCTGGAAGTCTATGAGAGTCATCATAAACAACTTTATCATCTATAAAGCAAAGACTATTTGTATTTATATCATTTAAGTTTTGGCCATATGGTCCAAAGACAAGGCATAAACCATTTTGAGAACCAAAACTAGTGTCAAACTTTCCAATACCTCTAAGCCTCATGGGGGCTGCTCCCTGTACTGCATTAAAACTGTAGCTAGCTGTAGCTCCAGCAAAAGTACCAGTGGCTGGAGTCATCCAATGAGTATATTGCTTTCCACCATTTATAGGGTTATCTAGATATGCATGATTAGGGTTATAAAACTCACTATCTGGATTATTAGAACCTCTAAGGTCTGGTATACCACCACCATCATCTGACTGTTCCCAGTTTGCCATTGCTTTAATATCTGCTATAAATTCGTCTATCATAGTGCCAAGACCTCCACCACCAGCTTGTTTTTTTATGTCTATCATATAACCAAAAAAATCATATTTTAAATGGTCAGAGATATTACTTCCAGTAGCATCACCAAAAGGATATTTTACTCCATTACCATTAAAAACATTAAAAGCACCATACTTAATCCTTGACTCAAGCTTCAAATGAAAAACTTGACCAGACTCAACAATTGTAGGAAAGTAAACTCTAACTGTTATTCTGGCTAAGTTAGCATCCCACCCAAAAGCCTTACCACCTTCCCATCCATCTAAAGTAGAATAATCTGGATAACTATATTCTTGTCCTTCGTATTGGGTCATGTACTCTAACCCAGACATAAAATTACCCCATTGATCTGATGTTGTACCATGAATACCTCCACTTGAAAAATCAGCCCCATCTCCAACCAATTCATCAGTAGCACCTTCTCCTGTAAATCCACTTATAGAACCCCATGGATTAGGAGTTTCAGCAGTTGCTAATGCGTCTACAACAAATTGTTGGTTATTCGAGTTTTCACCATAAACAGGAGATAAATGATAGTGTACATTTACTTGGTCAAACCCATCAATATAATTACCATATACAATTCTATTTTCACCTATAATCTCTTGAGCCTTTGCCCTAAGAGGTACTTGGTCAAAAGATTTATCAAAAGCAACTGGGTCTACCTGAGCATAAACACCATCGTTTCTAAAGTTTATAAAACCTGAATTTACAGGACTTGATCCCACCACAGATGTTTGACCACCAGTATCCTCCTCATTTACAAAATCTGAAACTCCTATAACCTGTCCACTAGTGTCTAAATCTGTTATAAATGGTATATTTCTAGTTGGAGTATTACTCCATCCATAATATGTTTGAGGAAGTGGGTTGTAGTCTCCTGTAGCTGATGTAAAGCTACTATCATAATAATAATTATCAACAGTTGCTATTAAATAATATTCTCCCTTATTTCCTTCATCTGGAGATGTTTCTATGTAAGAACATTTTCTAGCAACTATCTCAATGCTTCTTACGTTAGCAGGTCCATTTGGATAATAAACTCTTACCTCGTTGTAAGCATTTTGTTTTGACTCATCAACTTTATTTGTTGCGTATTGAGGAGCAGGAAGGACATAACTCCAATCAGAATAAGCACTAACCTCATTGTCTTTATATATAAATCTGCAAGCAAATTGCCACATGTGACCATACAAATTGTTTTTCTTATAAGCAAAGTCCATCTCTGCTGTAGCATCTAAAGACTCCATTCCAACATTTGCATATGATATTGCACCTGGGTTTACTGTTTCACTTGCCACAGTTTCTGTCTCATTGTCATTATCTGGATCTGGTGGCCCTTGCATCTCAAGACCTCCAGAACCCAACTGTACTGCAGTAGATGTTATATTTTTAATAGGTGTTTGATACAGGTATATAGGAGCAATAGGTCTTGGTTTACAGACATCTAAATAAAGATGTTTACCTGTAGTTGTTCCACCAGTTGCATTAGCATAACCTGGATCCATATAAGACAAATAAAATTCAAATGGATAAACTGAATCTATGTCATAGTCTGATGGATTTGAACCAAAACTACCATTATTGTAATATCTAGCCCAACCAGTCTTAGCTCTTTCTACGTTTATATATTTTGGCTCATTATGATAAGTTCTACGTATGGTCGTGTATTGATTGTCACAAGTCCAATATAATAAATCATCAATTTTATTTATTCCTGTTATAATAGTATTCTTATCAAAGTGTAAAGCGTTATTATCCACATTACCACTATCTCTATATACAGTTGTTATTAAATCTGTATTTATGTTATATTCTAATATTAAGTGAAAAAAATTCCTATGCCACACAAAATAATATAAACAGTTTGTTGGAGAATCTTCATAGCAACCAACAACTTTGTAATCTCCTGCAACTGAATCTGCTATCCTTTGCGAGTAGGTTTCTTTTTTCATTCCTCTCACATTTTCAAGAAGCATTGTGTTTCTATCCTCAGAGGATAAAACCCTTATGTTTTGAGCATAATAATAATCTCCATTGGGTAAAACCCTGGAATCATCATCTCTGTTAAGTCCACCTTGAAAATTTCTTTTATCCTGCATTTATCTAAATTTTTGGAGCTTGTTTAAACGATTTCCTTATAGTCTGTAAAGCTTCTTGTTTTGTAAAACTTAACATTCTAGCTCTCGCAAGTCTCTTTTCATTATAATACTCTTTCTTTGCAGCTTCTTTTTCTGCTGGAGGAAAATTCCTCTTTCTCTGCATAGACTTCCAATATATGTAAGACTTCATTGCGTCAACCATAAACTCATGAACAACAACATGTCCCTCTTTTGGGTGTCTAAGAGAATTAGATATATATTCTAAAATAATCTTTTTTGCTGACAAGTCAGAACTAAAATGTATTGTAGAGTTTTCTAAATCAACTCTATAATATCCATTGGCATTATTTCCACCACCAACACCATATTCTTGAGTATATTCAAAATAAGTTGGGTTTAATTCATCATCATTCACTTGAGTGGAATTAGCAGCAGTAGATATAAGTGATTTTTGATTTCTTAAACCTAAAGGATGTATATCTCCATCATTACCATAAACCCCTATCTTTGTATATTTAACGTAATCACCAGGAAGTGTAGCAGTTAATGTGTTAGCGTCAACTATAAGTTCTACAGTTCTTATTCCACCACTAATATCAAAGTTAAATTCTTTTAAACCATTTAATCCAAGTTTAAAATATCTGAGAAATTCATTCTCACTTGTTTTACCTTCTTCTACAAGAATATCATTTATTATTTCTTCTAACTTTATATACATTATACTATATCTACATTATCATTAGTTAAATCTTCTTTTGCTGCCCTCATGGTTGTAAACGTAGAAACCAGAGATGCTATCACATCTTTAATTGCGTCTGATGGCATTGGAAATTCATCGTTAAATCCTAGAGAACTTGACTTTGACAGCATCCATACTAATATGTAAGACTCTGCATTACTTATTTCACCAAACCCTAAATCAAAATTTAAAGCCTCATTATATAGGTATATTCTACCCTCTTGTCTATACCAGTATTTTCTACCACTTAAATTTATAGCACTATCATACATTTTTGAGTATATACCAGGATTAGGCATCCTAGAGTAGCAAGTCATATCATTACCTTTAGCTAATTCAGCAAGTTCTTTACTGCCAGCTACTTGAGAATAAGAAGCTAAAGTTGTGCCAACAGTACCAATAGTTGGAACCACAACATTAGAGAATCCACCAAGTGGGTAAGATTCTTTAAATATCAGTTCACTACTTGCTCCCTCTGGGCCATTAAAATCAACCTCGACTCCATATTGTTTTAAAATTGCACCAAACCTATTGATAAACATTCTTCTAACTTCTGCAGAACCTATACCACTATATGCATCTGATTCCATTTCTTCTGCATCTATTGTTAATGCACAGTTTAAATAACAAGAACCTTTGGCTTTAACACCCAAAGAGTCTGCCTCCATATCAAATAATCTTTTATTTTTAGGATACCATATCTGGACGATTAATCCTGATGTGGGGTATGTGTCTTGGTCACCTGCAGTCCACGAAGAATTAAGTGTTGGGTTTGCTGTATCTGTAGTTATAATAGATTCATTTGTTAAAACTGATTTTATATCAAAATTATCAGCGTTTGTTGCACCAAAACTACTAGCAAGATCACTACTTATAAATCTAAAATTTTCTCTAAAACTATCATTTACGCCTTCATTATGTTGAAAGTAGTGAAAATATAAACGATTTCCTTCTAAAAATTTAGTAAAAGCTTCGTTTTTCATTAAACTAAAATGAAGGAAAGCTGGCTTAATACTTCTTTCAGTAACTGGCCTAGCATTATTATAAGAGTCTGATGGCTCTTCATAATTAAATGTAAACTGATAACTCTTAAGTGTTGATGCATCAGGGCCATGCTCAAACGATAAAACAAACTTATTTCCTATATCATGAGTCCCTGTTTTAAGGGTAAAGTCAAAACCATTATCACTATAAGCACCATTATCCTGAGTGTAAGCTGGTGCTATAACATTAAAAGCGTCAACATGATCTTTATACGCTGGACTAGTCATTCTACAAACTCTGTATATGCTTCCATCGTTTGGTAAATTTACTGGCATTTGAGGAAGTTTTGCATATGGTCTTGGAGAACTTCCAAAAGTTTCATCTCCTGATAACAATAATTTATGATAACTTAAAAATTCACTTGGAATTTCATGTTCTCCTATAGCAGCGTTTTCCATTACAGTTTTTCTAACTAAAGCATCTCTCTCATGTTCTAAGAGGGTTCCAACTTCTTGCATTGTAGCCTTAGAGTCATCGCTTATATCTCCACCATTTACTAATTTAAGAACCTGTTCTACTATTTGTCCTTTTGTTGCCATTATTTACCTTGTTCTACTACTGTTGTTGTACCATATTCTACTATATTAGCTTCTCTAAGAGTTACACCAATGTATGCTAATATTCTGTGAGCAATTTCTTTATGTGTGCCTTCTGTTAAAGTTAACTGAACTGCACTAGATGGGTTATAAACTTCTATATTGTTTATTACATTAAATGCCCAATTTGGAGCTGTTGGAGTTTGTATATATCTTAAAATAACATTTCCATTATTAATTGGACCACTATCAGTAATATAAATTCTAAAACCTGTTGAAGTTATTACACCTACTGGAAAATCTTCAGTTGGTGGATTTAATTGACTTTTTACCCTTCTAGTTATTGAACTAGAGTTTACCATATCAACCTCAACACCATTATATGTTAAGCTTAAAAAATTTAAGTAATCTGCTGGAAATGTAAAAACTTCACTAGTAACTGTTAAAGTAGCTTCAGTTATTACTCCATACAATTCGTCTTGCAATTGAGAATTATCTTTATATCCATTAACAACACCATCTTGAGAAATACTACCAACTCTATCTTTAATAAGATCCAACTGTGCTCTAGTGGCTAATAAATTAAATTCAGATGGTTTTATCCAACCCCTGTTCTCTTTATTGGCCATTAGCTTTACAAATTTATATACTTCATCTATTGTCATAATATACAAATATAACAAAAAAAAGAGGGTTACAAAAGCAACCCCCTCTAAAAAACAGATATAGAATTTTTATTAGCTGTTAAATTTAGCTATTTGTTTTTTCATTTCTTCTAAGACTAACTCACCATCTCCATCTAAACAGAAGTCTGCAAAGTGGTTAACTCCATTAACTCCAACAGGTATATGTGTTATCAATACTCTTTCGTTACCTCTTTTCCAAGATACTCTATTTACTTGAATATCTATAATTCCATACTCTCTAGCGTTAACAATAACCTCTTTTATAGCTGTCTTAGGATCATCTAATCCTGCAATAAAAGAATTAGGATCTTTCTTAGCCAACATCTTCATGTCATATCTAATTTCTTCTGTTGACTTATCAACATTAACTCCTAAAACCTTAGCGTAACCAACTAGCTTTCCAAAAGGCATTTTAAGTGCTAACTGCATAGCATCTATCTCTTTCATCTCTCTGTCTATAATCTTCTTAGCATCTGAGGATTTATCTACCAATTGAAAAGATGGTGCACTATTTTTCATTCTATTAGGATTGTTTTTGTTAGCATTACAAACATCTAAATAGTTTTTCAAAGTTGGGTTCTGATTACTAACAGTAATAAAGCCTTCACTAAATGTTATAGGTGCTCTAACCTTAGAGTCTTTCTTTTGTTCATCTTCATAGATAGAAGCTTCTCCAGGTATATATCTTATTTTTCTATTAACCTGTTTTATAGGATCGTAAATAACGTCTTCTGCTCTAATCATATATACAACAGGGTATTTCCATCTTCCTGACCTATCTTTCTTTCTACCTTTAATTAATTGGTATATAGATGGTTTTTCAGATGTTTTATTAAAAGGATTGTTAGCAAAAGGATTGTTTGATTTTTTTGGCATTGGAGGAACTTTAAAGTCTACCTCTGCCTCAACTGGTTCTAATACTCCTGTATTAACTTCAGTTTTCTTTTTTGGGAATGTTTTTTTCTTATTCATTATATTAAATATTAAATTAAAATTAAAATTAAATACCCTTGGAAAGGGAGTAACAGGGCTTTTACATGCATGGCTACCCCACTTTCCTTAGATATGTTCTTTATACTGCCTGTGTATCATTTCAAGACAGTTCGCAATTATGATGCATCAACTACTGCAATAGATGCACAAGCTGTAATGTGCGTACTGCAAAATACTGAATTTTCACTGTCTGCAATATTGATAAAGCCATAGTTACCACCACTTGCTCTATTAATAGCTTCAACAATGTCTTGAATAGCTTCCTTGTGCTTACCACTAGTAACAGTAAGTACAGCGTGAGCTGCATCTATACCTGAGTCAGCGTCATTTTCTTGACTAGACTCAAAGTAAATTCTCAACGAAGTCGCTGATATATACTCCATGTGAGACATTTGGTCAGCAGGAAAACAAACTACCTGTTCAGTAGCTGCTGTTCCATCAGGAGCAGCACTTGCGAAATATAACATATTTTTCATCTTATATAAAGTTTAAAAGGTTAATAATTAAGATTTCTTGATTAACATAAATCTGTTAGGAGCAAATCCTTCAAAACCTCTCTCAGTTCTATAGTGAGACTTCAAGTTATCTTCAGAATTAGTCTTATTCTTAAGAACAGCAGAACCTGTTAACCAGTGTTCCATCTCTCTTGAATAACCATTTGCAGCTTTATATCTGATTCTAAGTGATGGTATCTTTGAACCACTCTTAGCATCACGCTGAGTATCCATAGGAATACACATACCATAGCCAGGATAATTAAATCCAGAAGCTCCTACTAACTTAGGGTGATTAAATAAATCATAAGTTTTCTTATGAAATGTATATCCACCTCTAGAGAATGAGTTGAAGCCTAAGTTTAACGCCATATTTTTATTGTTGTTAAACGTACCATAGTTAGCACCTCCAGCAGCATACGCACCTTGAGCAGCTAATAAGTCATCAATATCTAAAGATAAATCAATACCAGCGTAAAGAGCCATCTCTTTAGCACCTCGATATTTATCTAAAGACTTAACGATAGCATCAAAGTCTGCCATAGTTATTGCAGAAGAACCCAAGTCCATAGACTGACCTCGACTTTCAATAAAATCTAACAAACCTTCAGTACCTTTTTGAGTCATATTAGTTTGACCTGATACAACTTGCTTTCCTAAGATTAATTGTAATTCGCAATAATCTAAGAATCGCTTATAAGTATCAGCTTCACCCTTTAAATACCATAAGTAACCAGAACCCATCTTTTCGTTATCTACTTTAAAGTAAATTACGTTAGTAGCTTCAGTACCTGATACCTCAAATGATTCCTTGATAATCATAACATTATTTTCATAAGTATGTATTCTTGGAAGCATTGATGCAGGCTGGTCAGTATTCTCTGCGTAAGTATTACCAATAATAGTAACATACTCACCAGATGAAGTATCATAACCAGAACCAGACCAAGTTGATCCCTGAGTGTTGTAAACAGCGATTGTTGGTGCTGATGCATGTTGAGTTAAAGTGTGAACATATAAAATATCACCCTGATTAGTTAGTAATAAATCACCAACTCTTACAGGCATATCTTCATTTGTTCCTGAAATACTTGCGTCAGTATTTAAAACATCCACGTTATCCTCAGCTATAAAAGTTAAGTTCAAAGAACCAATCCCTGATGGGTTAGCACTACCAAAAGTAACTTTTACAGTATTGTGAATAAACGCTTCTTCATAATGTTGAAATGTTGATTGTGTTGCTTCTTTTTTAGCACCAACCAACTCTAAAAGACCAGTAATACCTTGATTACCATATCTTTTAACAAAGTTCTCATCTACGTCTCGCTTATGCATAGCTAAAGCAGCAGTAGTTAGAGCACTTACGTAATTGTCCTGAGTAGCCAACTTAACACTAGTTGGGTTAAGCACCATCCCAGAACCTAAACTTACACTTGCCATAATTTATAATTTTTATTTTTTAATAATTTATTTTAATACATGTTTTAATCCCATAGAGTAGAATCGCCAAAAATTTGTTTGCCTATCTGGTCTCCAATAGAATTACCCTCTTTGTTATCAGTAACCTTAGCAGGTTCAAAAGATGGATTTTTAATATCTCTAAGAACTTGTTCAGACCCTTTAGATCTGTATTGACTTGCGACACTTTTGATTATTTTGCCTTGCAGCTTCATAGCCATAATATCTAAAGCCAAAGATTCTTTGTCTATATTACCATCCTCATCCATGTAAGGATCGAAGAAGTCATCTAAATTAGATATTGCTTCTCCAACAACCTGTTTATCTTCTTCTGTTAGTTGGTAGTTAAATGATTCGCCACTTTCATTTATTTCAAATGTTAATGAATCAATATCATCTAACTCCTTATCCATATCATTGTAAAATGTTTCTCTAGCCTGATCTTGTTCTTGTTGTATTTGTTGAAACTCTTCTTCAGAGTACCCATCTTCATTTTTTTCTGGAGACCAGTATTCTTGTTGAAGTTCTTTCAACTCCTGCCTAGCTTTAGAAACATCCCTTTTTAAATGAACTTTTCCTAATTCAGTTTCTTCAGAGTTGTATTTATTCTCATCAAGCTTATACGTGCTGTCGAAAAAAAGATCTATTTCCTTCTGGGTTAGTTCTGGGTTTTCAAGAGATAAATACTCTTTTATTATATTAGAATCAGACATTTCGTCATAATTCTGTGTTTGTGTTTTAAAAAAGTCCTGTGGACTTCTCCCAGTCTCAGAAACAAATCTGTTAAGTTCTTCTACTTGTTCATTAGCAAAACCAACATTATTTTTTTCTGCCTCTAAATCGTCTAACAATTCATCTAAATTATCATAATCTGTGCCATACGTTTCGTTTAGCGTAGATAATGTTTTATCATATGAATCGTCTTCATATTCTTGGCTTTCAGCTTCTTGATCGCCTTGTTCTTCATGAGAATCTGATTTCAAAGAGCTTTCTATAATCTCCTGTGGACTTTCCTCTTCTTGAGTCATTTCCATAGGAGTCTCTTGTTCTTGTTCCACCTCTTGTTCTGGTGTTGTTAAATCAACAACATTGTTTTCCAAATTTGAATCTGCACTATTTTCAGTTGGTGCAGAGTTAGGGGAAACTTCTATTTCTGTGCCAGTTAATTCGCCAAATGCACTAGCTACATCTAAATTTTCTTCAGCCATATTATATTAAATTAAATTGTTATTACTTTTTGCAAATATATTATATTTTATTAACAATCTACTAATTATTTAAAAATATTTGGTAGGGGATTGTTAACATTTTCTTGTATTTGTGGTGGTAAGTCTTGAATAGGATCCACTGCTGTAAGTGGCAATGCTCTATCTCTTTTTTGTTCAACTATCCTAGATTGATTATAGGCAGCTCTATCTTGAGACTCTAACTTAACCTTTCCTGAAACATCAGCAACTTCTTTTTTACCAGAATTATTAAGAGCAATTTCTTTCATTCTTCTTTGGTGTTGCATATCATCTAATTGATTCTTTAACTTATACTCTGCTTCAAGCCTCATAAGTTCTGCTTGAGATTCAGACTCTATTTTAGCTTGTTCTATTTGAGCCATAAGTTGAGTTTCTTGCATTTTTAATTGAGACTGTTGCTCTGTAGTTTGCCTCTGTATTTCAGCGTTCATTTTTTGAGCTTCTTTAGACTTTCTCTCTTCTTCTTCCTGATACTTTTTTCTTCTAAACATTAAAACTTGATTAGCAAGTTTTACATTTTTGATTCTTCTAATTGTTATAACATCTTCAAGTCTTATTTCTTTTTGTGCCAAAGACATTTGTAAATTAGCTTCAAGCTGGCTTTTTTCTTCTTCATTTGGAGCAACATCAAGAGTTATACCAAATTCATGTAGAGATATATCTTTATTAATGCCAAACATAGACATTGTTGATTTTCCTAATGCACTTGTGTAAGATTTTAATTTCTTTTTATTAGATATAACATCCTGAAGTCTCATACATATACATTCTGCAACCCTCTTGGTTATACTTAAATATCCATCGTTTATATTTCTAGTAGCATTATTAGAAGCCATTAACTGTAGTTTCTGAACACCAACCAAAGCTTCACTTGGAGGTTTAGCTCCCTCTCTAGCTTCATTTACACCAGTGACATCTCTAATCATTTGAAGATTATGTGCATATATAGATATAAGCTTTTGCATGTCACCACCTATTCCATTTTCTAACTCCTGTATTGGAACAGCACCTGTTGGCTCTCCAGTATCAGAAATTGTTCTATAATATATATTACCTGTTTGGTCATATATTTCCTGTAACTCTAAAGGAGTAAATGTTCCACCATCACCTTTTGATACATTTTCTAATGCACCTAATTCAAATGCAGCACCTTTTGGCCTTGCTTTAGCTATCACTTGTTGGAGCTTTAGGTGTGCAAGCTGAATCTGGTCTGCAAATGGAATCATTCTCTCAACCATAGACTTGTTAACCATCTTGTGTGTTCCAGGTGCATATACAACATATGATAATTTAGTCTCTGTTAAATTAGACTTGTTTCTCATCATATTTTTAGCTAAACCATAATTTATACAGTAATCTGTACCAACTATCCATTTACCTGAATAAACAACTTTAACAGATGTTTTTATAAGCTCTCTCTCAAACTTAGATTTCTTTGGCTTTTTGTATTTACCTTTTTTCTTTGTTACAGTGTAGCCACCATATGCGTTTTTCTTTTTTTCATACTTAAGCTCATTAACAGATAAAAACTCTGCATCCATTATGGTTACCCTATACTTGTCATATTCAAACTCATCTTGATACTCATTCATATATGACTCATAATTTGGGCTTATATCTTTATTATGATTTTTACCTGCGTACTCTTTAGCTATTTTTTCATAATCAGCTTCAGTTAATTGATCTCCAGCTATTCTTTTTAATTCACCTATTGTTATAGTATAAACTTCTCCAGCATGTTGTATATCACTGTAATCCTCATTGTTAGTATATGATGTAACTAAATTAGCAGGATCTACGTATTTAATTTTGACACCTGTGTTTGGATCAATAGATGTCTTTGTAGCACCAATACCACAAACTATAAGGTCTCTTATAACTGCTTTTTTTACAGAATCATAATTATTAACATTCATAACAAACTTCACACCATTTTCTACAGCTATCTCTGTTGACTGTTTATAATTAAGAGCCATGTGTATATCTAACTCTTCCTGAGTTTTTGGAACATATCCCTTTTGATCTAAGTTATAACCAGTAGCTCTGCTAAATTCTTTCATGGCTGGATGTACAAGCATCTTAGAGAATAACATTTTTTTATCTCTTTCTCTAAGTGTTTCAGATATAGGGTCTATAGCACTTGCTATAACTTCGTATTCTTGATTAGCTAAATCATTAACTATCAAATCTAAAAATTTTGGTATTATATTAACTGGAGTCCAATCAAGATTTAAATAAGATGTATCACCTTGAACGTCTAAAAGATCTTTATATTTAGATACATTTTGAGAGCCTTGAGCATAACTTCTTGATTTAACATATCTAGACCTCCTGCTGTCAACTTTCATATCAGCATTATCTTTCCAGTCGTGATACATTTTTTTAAAGTAAGCTAAACCATATTCTATTTTTTCTTTTTCTTCTGGAGAAACAAATGGACTTGGGTATCCACCAACCTTTTTTATTTTTTCAAACGCATTTTCTATAAATTCCATTTATCGTATTTTTTGAGATAAGACCCCCTTATTATTATAAGTTTTTACAAATTTAACAAATTTTGGCGATTCTTCCTTAATTGAGACGAATTTTTGTGATGCCAATAATGCTAAACTAGAACTAATTGTTGCATCAAACTTAGTTCTGTTACCTATATCAAATCTACTCCAATCATCTAAAAGCCTATTAAAATAACATTTACCCATTTCTTCAGTCCCTGGTTTTATGCCTACGTGGTCATAAATATAAGTAGCTACAGCCTCAGCTTGGGCGTTGATAACAGCTATACCAGAACCAGGAATACCTTTTGTTTTTTGTTTTTTACTAAAGTCTGTGTGAGTGGATTCAGGTCTGTCCATTAAGTATTCATAATAACCTCTTCTTTCAAAGTATTTTATTATACCTATTTTATTATTTTCAACAAGTATTGGGCAACCATAAAAAACACATTGTTTAATCATGTCTTCATAAAATATATCTGCTTTTGGTGGCCTATTTATATATTCGCAAACAAACTGTTCACATGGAGAATCTTCATCCATGGTAAACTTATGATATATATGACATGATGCATTGGACCTTCTTCCATCTGTTGTTGTATCATGGTCATATGGGTCACATCCAGCAACTAAGAATTGAGAATTTCCTGGTGTTTTTTTTGTGTGTTTTAATTGTATAGAATTTTGCCTACTTTTATCAGGAAACCAGCACACTTCCCACTTACCTTTGCTATTTGGTATCCATATAACTTCACTGTCTTGAAT